GACGAAAAAAAATAACGATTTACCTTTTTAATTATGAAAATAGGATGGTTTTCTTGCGGTGTTACTTCCGCAGTAGCTTGTAAATTAGCGATTGAGATTTACGGCAAAGATGAAGTTGAACTTTACTATATGGTAATTGATTCAGCACATAAAGACAATGAGCGTTTTATTGAGCAATGTGAAAAATGGTATGGTAAAAAGATTAACCGAGTGCGTTCAGAAAAATATACAGACCAATTCGATGTAATTGAAAAAATTAGATATATAAATGGACCAACTGGCGCACCTTGTACCTTGCACTTGAAGAAAAATGTAAGATATAAAATTGAAAAAGAAATTGATTTTGACGGTCAAATTTTCGGGTTTGAGTTTGAGAAAAAAGAGATTAACCGAGCAATTAGATTCAGTCAACAATACCCACAAGCGAAACCATTATACCCACTTATTGACAGAAAGATGACCAAAAGCCAATGCGCTGAATTGCTACTAAAAAACGGAATTAAGCTACCTAAAATGTACGAATTAGGTTTTCATAACAACAATTGTATTGGGTGCGTGAAAGGTGGCAAAGGTTATTGGAATCACGTTCGTAAACATTTCCCGAATGAGTTTAAAAGGATGGCAGATTTAGAGATAAAAACGGGTGCGAGTTGTATTAAGGGTAAATTTTTAGTTGACTTGAAACCAAACGAGGGCAAACACGAACCGCCAATTGTTCCTGACTGCGGTACATTTTGCGAAATTGAGTTTGCAGATGTAATTGACGCAAACACGGAACAAGTTTTAGCAGGTTACACCACTATGAAACAACTTAAATTATTTTAATATGAAAGAACTCGATATTTTAACCGCCCAAATAAACCTGCGCACACTTGACCGAGCGTTGACGATGAGCATTGACGACTTGAAGACCAAACACACGCACCGAGTTGACTTGATTAAGCCAATGGAGGAGCGACAAATCGAACTGAAAGAAGCTATGTTAACCTTCTACCGAGTATGCGAAGACCACAAGCAAGTGATAAAAAATGTTTATGCGTTGCATGAGGAGAATTTGAGATTGACAAAAGAAAATAACGAACTAAAAAAACTATTATGAAAAAACAAGCACACAAATACCCATACAACTGGACACTAAAAGACGCAGTATTTACTAAAGACAAAGGCAAAGTATTTTCGTGTTTTGCTTGCGGTGGTGGTTCTACTATGGGCTACAAGTTAGCAGGGTTTGATGTAATTGGACATAATGACATTGATAAGAAAATGATTGAGGTATACAAAGAAAACCATAAACCAAAATTTTCATTTCTTGAAAGTATTACAACATTTGCCAAACGCAAAGACCTACCAAAAGAACTTTATGAATTAGATATTTTAGACGGTTCGCCACCTTGTAGCAGATTTTCAACGGCAGGAAATAGAGAAAAAGACTGGGGAAAAGAAAAGGTATTTAGGGAAGGACAAGCCGAACAAGTACTTGACACGCTATTTTTTGATTTTATTGATTTAGCTAAAGAATTACAGCCAAAAGTAGTTGTAGCCGAAAACGTCAAAGGTTTGCTTTTAGGTGCTGCGAAAGAATATGTAATAAAGATTTACAAGGCATTTGATGAAGCTGGATATTATTGTCAACACTTTCTACTTGACGCTTCAAAAATGGGCGTTCCTCAAAGGCGAGAACGTGTATTTTTTGTTTGTCTTCGTAAAAATTTAGCTACTCAATTTATGCACCAAATAGATATGTTTACACAATTACCAAAGATTGAATTAAATTTTAATGAAAAAGGTATTATTTTCAATGAGTTAGAAGATAATTTAGGCACTAAAATAAATGAAAAAAATATTACTTATCAAAGGTGGTTAAAAAGAATAATTACAGATAGGTCTTTTGGAGATATTACGTCTCGAATAAATGGAAAAAAAAGTGATTTTAACACTAATATTATTCATTCTCACGAGATATTTCCTACTGTTATTTCTAAAGGTTGCGAAATAAAATACAATTTACCTATTAAGATAAGTAAAAGTGAATATTGTAAAATAGGAACTTATCCAAGTGACTATAATTTTTTAACAAATAAAGCACCTTATCTAATAGGTATGTCAGTTCCACCTGTAATGACTGCACAAATAGCGTCAAGTATTTACGAACAATGGTTGAGTAAGTTATGAAGTCATGTAAAAAATGCGGTGAAATCTTTACACCATACCGAACAACTGACAAGTACTGTTATGTCTGCGCAAAGACGGAACAAGCGTTAAAGAACCTCGCAAAGATTAAAAAGGACAAGGTCAAAAAGGCGAAAGAAGATTTACTCACTACTTCGGACTATCTTAAACTCGCTCAGCAAGTATTCAACAAGTGGATAAGGTTACGTGACGAAGGCGAAAACTGCATTAGTTGTGGGAAAACAATAAACGGAGTTAAACACGCATCACATTATTTAAGTTGTGGCGGTCACTCTGCGGTAAGATTCCACCCGGACAATGTGTGGGTATCGTGCTACAAGTGTAACGTTATGTTGTCAGGGAATGGAATTGAATATCGAATGCGACTTATTAAGAAAATAGGAGTTGAACGTGTTGAGTGGTTGGAGGAAAACGGGCACGAAGTCAAGAAATGGACAAAAGACGAACTGAAAGAATTGATCACTTTGTATAAAAATAAAATCAAAAGTGAATCGTATTAAAAATAATACTATATTTGCATAAACCAATAAACAAAACACCATGAAAAAAGACGAAGTAAAAGAAGAAGCGGTAAGAGTCTCAGGACTTTACCCAAAACTACACGCAGCCAAGCAGAAAATTGGAAAGGTAGCAAAGAACAGCACTAATCCACACTTTAAGAACAAGTATGCGGACATTAACGCACTTATTGAAAGCGTTGAGCCTATCTTATTAGAACACGGTTTATTACTTATACAACCTATTTCGGCTACGGGCTTAGTCAGTACGTTAATCATTGACATTGAAAGTGGTGACAAAGTAGAAAGCTCAATGCGTTTAGATACTAATTTGAATAGTCAGCAGCAGGGTAGCCAAATAACTTACTACCGTCGTTATACTTTGCAATCACTTTTGAGTTTGCAAGCCGAAGATGACGACGCAAACAGCGCCAGTGCAACTGTCAAAAACACGAAACCAACTATTACGCAAGAACGCTTTGAAAATGGACTTACTCAAATAGCCGAAGGTAAACTAACACCCGAAGCCTTTAAACAAGCCCTAAGCGGTTACCAATTAAACGATTTACAAACTAAAGCACTATTGTTATTATGAAAATTCGCTGCAGCTCGTTAGGTAAGATTATGACTTCACCCCGTACAAAGGGTGAGGTCTTATCTCAGACCGCAAAGACATACATTGAAGAATTAGTACTTGAAGTAAAATATGGTATTAAGGAAGAGATTTCAAGTAAACATACTGAAAAAGGAATACTTCAAGAAGATATTGCTATCGAAATGGCTTCACGTGTTCTTAATTTGCCTTTTGCCCTCAAAAACACGGAATATTTTGAGAATGATTTTATCAAAGGCACACCCGACCTTATTCTTGAAGATGAAATAATTGATGTTAAATGCCCTTTTGTTGGTAAAAATTTTCCTTGGTTTGAAGATGAGTTACCTAATAAAAATTATTATTGGCAAATGATTGGTTATATGTGGCTCACTGGACGAAAAAAAGCACGTGTAGTTTACTGCCTTGTAGACACACCTGAAAGAATAATACAAGACGAAATTAGACGTACTTCGTGGAACAATTTAGAAATAGATGTTAGTGATGAATTAGAAAATGAAGTAAGACTACAGCACGAATTTGACCGTATTAGCGAAAATAAGCGTGTTAGAGCGTTTTTAGTAGAGTTGAATGAGTCTAACATTGACCAAGTGAAAGAAAAGCTGTTAGAAGCGAAAAAATACTATAACGAATTGATTGAAAGATTATGAACAAATTTGAAGAAGGCAACAAAATCAGTAAAAATTTTCAATTGAAAAAAAGCATTAAAACAATTGAACATTTATTAAATGTACTTGATAATCAAAAGTCAATGTTTTGGCGACATCGTGTGTTTCCTACGGCTGTTGTTGAACAACAACAATTATCAGCATTAAAAATGTTAATTAAATACGGTCATTTATGGGAAATCGAACCAATTAAAAACACGGAAAATGAAAGTAGATAGAATAGTTATCCAAGTCCTAAACCAAATAGCTGATCGAAGCGAGAAGGGGCTAGAGAAATACGGAACGAACCTCGAAAGAACCGACCTTGAGACCTTAGATTGGATACAACACGCACAGGAGGAAGCAATGGACTTATGTTTATATTTAGAAAGATTAAAAGAGCAAATCAAAAACAAATAATAAGTTAGTCAGGTGGCGGAATTGGTAGACGCTTATATCAACGAGTGGACAGCGTGCCATTGGGGAAGAGCCAAGAAAGTTACGCATACAGGTTCGAATCCTGTCCTGACTACGCAAATAGCTGAATGCTCAATGTTTTATTGTTTTAATGGGTGATATAGAAACAATATGACAGCACGGAAAGACGGCATTTTTTTTAGTAAATAATTTAAACAAGTAAATATGAGTTACGAACACAAAGCAAACACGGGAACGCTTTTCCCTAACAACAAAAAGGCGGACAATCACCCGGACTACAAAGGTAAAATCAAAGTAGGCGACCAAGAATTTGAATTGGCAGGGTGGGTAAAGACAACGGACAACGGACAATTTTTGTCCCTTAAACTTTCTGAGCCGTTCCAACCTTCGCCACAAAGCACTACCGAGAAGATTAACAACTCAACTGGAATACCTTTCTAATGAGAGTAGCAGAATTAACGAACCTTAACGGCTTTCTTCGGGGAGTCGTTGAGGAACGTCTCGAAGTTGAATCGATGAGGTCTTTTTGTAGACGTTCAAAGGTCCAATGTAGCCAAGTCAAGAAGTTACTAAACAACGAAGGCGGACTAAACACCACCACAGTCCAACGAATAGCACACGCACTAATAGATAGCAGATATGAAGCAGACAGCAGTACAATGGTTATTAGGCAATCTTAATACAGAACCATATTCTGAAGCTGATTTTAAGTATAATGCAAAATGCTGGGATAAAGCCAAAGCAATGGAGAAAGAGCAGATGCATAAATGTGCTTCATTTTGGAGAGGAAAGGAAAATGAAATTGAAAAGCCAATTTTTGAAAAATACTATAAAGAAACTTTTGCAGAAATTGATTTAGATATAGCTATAATGGTATTAGATGAATTTCAAGAATGGAGATTAGGAAATGTAGAAGAATTTTTACAAACGCCGAAAATACTAACTGAATCAATTGATACAATAATCAATTATTTAAAATCAGAATAAGATGAAGCAGACAGCAGTACTATTTCTTTATGAGTTTGTTCAGTTAAAACTGACAGATGAACAGCAAGCACAATTTGAAGGCTTATTTCAACAAGCATTTGATATGGAGAAAGAGCAGATAAAAGATGCTTATTGGGATGGAGGAGAAGATGTTCCTATGAATGCAAAGCAGTGTGACAGATACTACAACGAAAACTATAAATCAGAATAAGATGCAAATAGACATAGCTAAAGAGGCTATTACTCAAATAATTATTTTTATATCTGGAGCATGTATTGGTGGTGCTATAGTAGCTTGGGTATGGATTATTGATAATGAAAGAGATTAATATATAAATCAGAATAAGATGACAGCAAAAGAAAAAGCACAAGAATTATTTGATAAATATTTCTTTTTAACCTTAAATGTTGAATCAGATGATGATATTAATAAATATACTGCTAAATATTGTGCTTTAATTGCAATAGATGAGCTTATATATTATGCAGAGTCAAAGTATCAGCTGGATTGGTTTAGGGAAATTAAAAACGAACTAGAGAAACGATGAAAGACAAAGAATGGTCTGGACTTCTAAAGATTCCAAGTGAAGAGGTTATCAAAGAACTTAGAGTTGAGCTTGGAAAGGCTAATGCATACATCAAAGAGCTTGAAGAAAAACTTGCATCACTTAGCGGTAAGGAGATTAAGCAACAGTCGTTTATCAATCTTAACGGCAGAGTCAAGAATCTTGAGAAAGAACTGAACGCCAGTAGAAAAGAATGTAACAAAGTCGTAGAGCATAACCTTAGAATGCAGAAGCAATTATTTATTTTACTTAAAAACAACGGAAATGAGTGGAGGTAGATTTGATTACAATCAATACAAGATTAGAGCTATTGCAGATAGCATTGATTGGGAGATTAAAAGAAACGGTAAAAAGAAAATCGAACAAGAGATAAAGAATGAATTTTGGAAAGACCCATCATGGTATGAAGAACATCCTGAAGATAAATTTCATCATAAATATCCTGATGAAATAATTAAAGAATTTGAAAGAGGATATTATATACTAAGACTTGCAGAGATATATGCTCAGCGTATAGATTGGTTGCTCTCGGGAGACGATGGAGATGAAACATTCATTGAGCGATTAATAGAAGAAAAGCAAAAGCTTAAGAATGAATACAAATTAAATAAAAACAAATAATATGGAAGAAATGCCTTTAGATATAGCGGTAATGGTATTAGAAGATTTCCAAGAATGGAGATTAGGAAATATAGAGGAGTTTACACAAACACCCGAAATGCTAACAAAGTCAATTAACACAATAATCAATTATTTTAAATCAGAATAAGATGAGACGCAGAACGATTGACAAAAACTATGTCAAATATCGGACGCAAAGACGGACAAAAACCGACTACACACGATTTATATTTCAATTACCCGCTTTCGAGCGACTGAACCCCGAAGAGTAACGGGGTTTTTTTGTTGGTTAAAAAATAATCGTATATTTGACTAAAAATTAACCACATGGAATATATCTTTTTAATTGCCTTAGGATGGTTTATACAGGAATTTGAACCTTTCAAGTATTTAGCTGACTATGTTTATTCTAAACTAAAGCCTAATAACATAATAGAGTACATTTTCGGCTCGTTGGAGTGTTGGCAGTGTTGCACGTTTTGGAGTGCGTTAGCCATTACTTGGTCGTTTGAAAAGGCGGTTATTGCGTCCTTTATTACTTTCGTATTACAAATGCTTCATGAAGGATGGATGCGCAGGA